CGCTCTCCCCGCCGGCGATCACCCAATGCAGGGGCTCACCCTCGAAGACGTCGACCGGCAGGTCGGTGAGATCGATCGGCCCGAGCAGCGGCTCGCAGGAAAGGAAGCGGCGCGCCGCCGGCGTCGTGATCAGATCCGGGATCCGCGCGCGCGCGGCCGCCTGATTCTCGACCGACGTCCCGAGCCAGACATTCGGCAGCGGCCACCTCGGGCGCATGACCTGCTCGAGCGTGAGGTGATCGACGAATTCCTCGCCGGCGTCGTCGACGCGATCGCGCGCGCCGAGAATGTATTGCTTCATGCGCTCGGGCCGCTTCGTGAGCACCTGGAAGGCGTGCCGCGGGCTCGCTTCCATGACGGCGAAGATCCGGTCGATCCAGGCGTCGGGCACCGCCTCATGGAATAGATCGCTCATGCTGTCGACGAAGATGCGCCGCGGCTTGCGCCAGCGCAGCGGGGTCGTGAGCGCGTGCTCGGCGAGCTCGACTTTGCCGGTCCATTTCGGCCCGGTCGGCGTCGAGCGCACGAGCTTCTGATATGCCGGCGCGCGCGCCGCGAATCGCTCGGCGTAGCAGTTGCGGCAGCCCTCGCTGACCCGACTGCAGCCGCGCGTCGGATTCCAGGTTGAATCGGTCCACTCGATCCCGGTGCGCTCGCTCATTCGTTCCTCGGCAGGAGCGGGGGCATCTTCCCGCTGCGATAGGCGGCCTCGAGCTGCGGCTGCATGACTTGCCCGACCGTTGAGCCGTCGGGTAGCACGATATTCGACAGAAACTCAGACTCGAAGGTCGAGAGCCCGATCGCGACCGCCTCGAGCTTCGCCTTCACGACCAGCGTCACCGCCCGCCAGCGCGCGCGGCATGCCTGCTCCCACAGCTTGCGCGCGGCCTCGGGTGAGCGATCGTGCCACGACTCATAGCGGATCCCGCGATCGACCTTCGTAAACTTCGGATCAGTCGGCACCGGCAGGGGCACCGCAATCCGCACCTGGCGCCCCTCCATCGTCCAGCCGATGATTGCGCGGCCGGTGTTGTCCCATGCCGAGAAGAATTGCTCGGCCCCGTACTTCGAGATCAGCGCCTCGATCTCGGCGCGCGACTGCGCGACCGAGACCGAGCTATTGCTCGCGTAGCGACTCACCGCCGGCCGCCCTTCTTCTTCGCGCGCGCCGGCGACTTCACCTTCGCGGCCCGCTTCGGCTTCGTCGCCTTCTTCGCGCGCCGATCCTTTGCGCCGGCGCGCCCTTGGGCGCGCAGGATGCCGGGCCAGTCGACCCGATACACCTTGCAGGCGCGCGCGAGCTCCTCGACGTTGCCGGGGAAGCTCGGCGTCGCGGTGAGCTCGACGATCAGCCCGACGCGGCCGCCGAGAGTCAGGGTCGTCGCGTGCTGCTCGAGCACCGAGCGCGGCGACCAGCCGGCCGACGTCCCGCCGCGCTTCTCAGGCACGAGGCCGCGGCGCGCGCAGACCGCGCGTTGCTGCTCGTGCGATGCGTTGCGGATCGCCGAGATCACGAGCCAGGCCGTGTCGATCGCTTTCGTCTTCTCGGCCTTCGCGACCAGGAGCTCGGCGGCCGTCACGACCGCGGCGCGCTCGACCTTCGACTTCTCGCGGCGCACGCTCTCCTGGCGCGAGAGCTTGCTCGCCCCGGTGTCGGCCGTGCGCCCGAGTTTCACGCCCCGCTTGCGCGCGGCCGCGAGCGCGTCGCGCTTCGAGACCGCCTCGACGACCTGGCCGTCGACCTGCCCGACCGCGACCGGCACCTTCTCGCTGCCGATGAGCTGGCGGTAACTGCGAAGCTGCGGATCCTCGTAGCAGGCCTTATCGATCGCGACGAGCTGACCGGCCGAGCCGTTGCGCGCGATCTTCTTCGCCTCGGCCGCGGTGAGCTCGCGCCCGCCCTCGGCCTCGAGCTCGGTGCGCCGGCGCTTGAGATAGGCCGCCATCTTTGCCTGCCAGCCGATCGCGTTGAGGCAGGTTGCGCCCTCGCGCGCCCGCGGGTCGTCGCCGAAGAGATCGGCCTGATTCTTCGAGTTGAAGGTGCAGGTCGTGCACGGGCCGCTGCAGGGTGACGACGTCACGAGCTCGGCATCGCCCAGCTTCCAGGGCGCGGCCTCGAGCGCGCGGCCCGCATGGTCGAGGATCCAGCGCCGCATTTCCGGCGCGGTGATCCCCTGCCCGCCCCATCGGCGCTCGAGCGCGACGCCGGCGGCCGCGGCGCGGCTCTTCGGCTCGTCGATCGAGGCCACGAGCTCGGCGACTCGCAGCGAGACCTGGTCGGCCTCGACGGCCGCGGTCAGCTTCGCCGGCAGGCGCAGGAGCGAGAGCCGTCGGCGAACGTGCGCGGCCGACTTGCCGACCCGCGTCGCGATCTCCTCGGGGTCGTGCTCGGCGGTGAGACCGAGGAAGAGTTGCGCCTCGGCGACCGGGGTCAGGCCCTTCCGGTGCAGATTCTCGACGATCCGAAGCTCGGCGTCCTGGCCCTCGGCCGCCTGCACCTCGAGCGTCGGGATCAGGATCAGGCCCACGCGGCGCGAGGCCTCAAGGCGCCGATGCCCGGCGATCAGCTCGACGCCCTCTTTACCGCGACCACGCGGGCGCACCAGCACGGGCTGCAGCACGCCGTGCCGGCGCACGTCTTCAACCAGCTCCTCGAAGTCGGGGCCCTTGAGGCGGCCGTTTGGATTGTGCCCGGTGAGGTGAATCTCGCCCACGTTGAGATAGGCGAGCTTCGTGAGCCCCATTCCGGGGGCCAGTTTGCCGGCGGGTTTGGCGGTCTTCCTGCTCAAGTCTCTTCTCCTTCGGGGCTGCCGTCGCTGGCGGCCTTGGTCTCGAGCTCGACCAGCGGCACCGGGATCGGCACCGCCTCGAGCTCGTGCACGCATCGCTCAAGCGCCTCGCGCAGCTCGCGGTAGGCGCCCCATCGCCGGTGCGACCCCTCGAGGCGGTCGTAGGCGAGCAGCGCGTCGACCGCGATCTCGCGGGCGCGCTGCCGGGATTGGATCAGGTTGCGGGCGGCCCGCGCCGGCAGGTTGCCCTGCGCGGCAGCGCGCCGCAGGCGCTCGAGCACCCGGCGCTCATCGTCGGGCCCCATCGCCTCGTCGCGGGCCATTCAGACACGCCGGCGCTCGAGCTCGGCCTCGAGCTCCTCGAGCGGCACCTTGAGGCCCAGGGCGGCCATGCCGGGCAGATCGTCAGGGGTCAGGCCCTCGGCCCCATAGTCGCGACAACGCATCGCCAGGGGCGCCCCGGCGCGCTTGTAGAGCTGCACGACCCGGTGCGGGCAGAAGTCGGCCGGGCGGGCGATCATGCCCCGGGCCGATCGAGCTTCTGCCACTCCTCGAGGGTCAGCTTGACGCGACGGCCGGATCGGCCATGCAGCGCCGCCCGGATCGCCTGCCGCGGCCGGCGCCCGCGCCCGCGCACGAAGCCGGTCGCGGGCTCGAAGATCTCCCAGCGGCCGGCCACGAGGCGCGTGCGTACGGTCGGGAAGAGCGCCAAGAGGCGCCGCATGCTGGCCCCCTCGTAGGTCTGGCCGAGCACCCGGTGCCAACCCTTGCCGCTGGGGGCGAAGAGTCGCCCTCGGCGGTCGCGCCGGGTGCCCTTGACGGTCTCCCGATCGGGCTGCAGGAAGCCGCGGCCGCCGATCCAGGCCGCGGCCGCTGCCAGGATCGCGGCCGCCGGGTTGACCCTCGGGGTCGGGCGCTCGCCGCTCAATGCGCACCCCCCGCGAGGATCGCCGCCAGCACGAGCCCGGCAATCGCGCCGAGCAGGATGCAGCCCCCAATCAGCTCGCCCCAGGTCAGCCCCTCGAGGCTCACATGCTCGGGCACGACGCCCGCCGGCAGGTCGGTCTCGACCCACGGCGTTTTCGGCAGGAATATACGCCCCTTGCCGATGATCTGCCTGCCTCGTGAGGCCTGCACCTCGACGGTCGCCGGCGCGACGCCGTTGCGATCGGTATCGGTCATGGTCTTCCCCTTCTGGCGCGGTGCGCCGGTGTCAGAGACCCGCAGCCGCGAGCGCGGCGCGAGCGTGCTCGAGCAGGCGCCCGAGCGGTGCGTACAGGATGCTGAAGCCCGCCAGCGCGAGCAGCGCGAGGGCGAGCACGAGGAGCAGCGCCTCGAGGCCGGCGTGCGACCGCTGCGCATGCGCCATGCGCCGGCGGGCGGCCGCCTCGGCGACCGCGCTTGAGACCCGAGGGTCGTCACTCATGGCGCTTTTCGAGCAGCTCGGCGAGGATCCGATCCCCGACCGCGGTCGGTGCGTGCTCGCGTCCGGGGCATGAGCTCGCGTCGCGGGCCGCCTCGATCACCTTGTCGAGACCGAAGCCGCCCGAGACCTCGATCTCGAGCTCGCAGATCGCGCACCGCGACGACCAGGTGCCGCGCGCGCCGATCCGCTGCTCGCGCGTGACCCAGGCATGACGCCGGCGACGATCAGCTCTCATGCGCGGCCTCGTCGTGCCGGCAGAATCCGGCGCCGCAGGGAAGGCAAGGGGTGCTCGGCGCCGGCGTGCGATTCGAGCAGCCGCCGGCGCAGGGGCACGGGTAGCCGGGCGCGCCGATCCAGGTGCGCGGGTCGCGCTGCGGATCCGCGCCGGGCTTGGCCGGCACGCCGGTCATTTCGAGCTGTCGCGCTCTCATGCCGCACCTCGACGTCGCAGCTTGGGGCGGTATGCCTCGGCCGAGCTGCGCAGCACGAGGAGCGTGCCGCGCTCGCCGCGGCCCGTGCTCGCGCGCCGGCCGAGGATCGCGCCGGCGTCGACGAGCTGGTGAATGCGCACGGCCGTGACGCCGAGGAGCTCGGCAGCCTCGGCCGCGGTGACGACTGCGCCGAGCTCGTTGAGCTCGCGCCCGCGGGTCTTCGCGCTCACGACTTCACCTCGCGGGGCTTCAGGCGGGTGCCGAGAGCGGCGACGGCGCGCGCGAAGTTGTAGCCGCATGTGAGCCCACAGAAATAGCCGTCGGCGTAGCGGCCCAGCCCGCGCAATTCCTTTCCGACAAACTTCGAGCGGTGGATGACGGGAGATCGGTGCCCCGCCGCGCAGACCGCGACGGCGCCCTCGAGCACGGGGATCTCGGCGCATCGTGCGCGCTGCCCCGAAACGATCGACCCGGGGGCAAAGCCGTCGCAATGCGAGGGCGCCTCGAGCCATTCCTCATTGATCCTGCGATAGCTGGCGGGCAGCTTCCTGCCATCCCATAGACAGGTGCCGGGCTTATTGGTCGCGCCGAAATTCACAATAGCCTTCCCTCCTCGAGCGCCGCGACGTCGCCCCATTGAGCCGCCATCGCGCGCGCAATTCCGCTGTAGGTCTCGCTGCGCAGCTTCCAGCGATCGGCTGAAGGTCCGAGCTTGTTTTGCCCGCTCGCGGTCTGATTCGCGCGCCGCGCGGCTCGCCCGCCCGGCAGCACAACCGTCGGCCGAAGGAGCGGCAGACCCTTGAGCCATAGGCAAGTCGCCTTCGAGGCGTCGTGCCCGAATTGCCACGGGTGAATGATCTGATCCGCTTTGCGCCATGCCGTCCCGATCCTGCCGATCGGATTCTCGATCGCGATGCGAGCGATTGGCGCACGCGCCAGCGCCATGACGAAAGCGAGCGCGGCTTCGGTTTTCGCGGCGCGCCCAGGATTGCGGGTATTCCAATGAAGCCCCGAGCTGCTCAAAAACGTGCAGGGCGGGTGCGCGATCATAAGATCCCAGCCGTCGTTTAGGATCTCGAGCACGTCGCCTTGCACGTGCGGGCCCGGCACTTCGGTGGGAAGAAGGTCGCACGATACCGCGTCGTGCCCGAGCTCGCGGAAAGAGTCGCGCACCTTCCCCATGAATTCGCAGGCGACGAGCACCCTCACCGCGCACCCGTGAGCTCGGCCGCGCATGGCGCGCAGTCGCAGGAGCATGTGCCGGCGCCCACCTCGAGACAGCCGAGAGCGTAGACGTTGCAATGCCCGAGGCCCGCGGCCGCCGCACGTTCGCGCTCGAGCGCCTTGAGCTCGAGATCGCGCGCGGCGAATTGGACCGTCCCGCCGGTGCCGACTCGCATCGGATCCCCGAAGGGATCCTCGCCCCGCACGTGCATGCGGATCTCTTGCTGGATGTGCGGGCCGGTCTCGCCGTATGTCCGATTCCTAGTGCCCGCATGAAAGCGGGCGATCACGACCTGATCGATCGCGACGCCGAGCACGGCCGCGGCGCGCTCGCGCGGTGTGCGCAGGTCGAGCAGCGCGTTGACCTGTGCGCGCGGGGTCATTTGTGCCCCCACGAGCTCTCGCAGGTAAAGGTTACGCCACCCTCGCGATATTCGGTGCAGGGGCCCAAATCGAGCCAAGCGGTCGGATGATAGGTCGCCTCGATCCCAACGTGCGCGCCGCATGCGGTCTCGCCGCGCTCTTTGTGGGAATAAAGGTGCGTCGGGTCGAAGGTGTGCGAGCGCATCGTGCGCGGGAAGGTCGCCTCGCGACGTGCGCGCTTGCGCGGCTGCGTCGAGGCGGCGTAGCGCGCGATCTCAAGATCGCGCTCGGCGAGCATGCGTGCGACCCAGCGGCAGCGGTCGCACGGGCACGAGCAGTCGCCTTCCTTGCTGACGGTGCAGGTCTCAGCGACGCAATGCAGGAGCTTGACGCGAGAGAGCGCGTCGGGCGCGAGCGCGCTCACAGCGCCACCTCAGCATTCTGCGGCGCGCCGTCGATCAGGCGCATGACGCGCTTCAGCTCGTGGACAGCGGCCATCGCCTCGTCGGTGCGCACATAGACCTCGAGCACGGCCGCGACGTCCTTCGCCGCATGGTAGAGCGATTCGCCGTAGAGCTTGATCCGATTCTCGCGCTCGGCCGCGGCCTCGACCGCGTCGAGCTCGCAGTCGCCGCAATAGCCGCGATGCACCTGCCCGTGCAGCTTGCACTCGATGCCGACGACCTTCTCGATATCGAGCGTTAGCTTCGTGCCGACGTCGTGAATGCTGGCGGTCGTGATCCAGACATAGCCGCGCTCGACGCGCGTCACGATCGCGCGGATCTGCGACGACTCGAAGCCGACGACGTCGACCAGCACATGCACGCCGGGGACGATCAGATTGCGCGGGATTGCGACGTCGTTCGAGTTGGGGATCTGCGGGAGATTCGAGCTCATCTTCTGTACCCCTCGGGGCGCGTTCCGCGCCGGCCGCGGAGCGGGCCGATTCCCGCTCACGGATTTAAGTATCGGCAAACTGGCCCCCGGAGTAAAGCCCTATTTTCGTCGCTTAAAATGCGGGTTTTACCAGCCCCCGATCCAACCCTTGCCGCGACGCTTCGACGCGGCCGGGCGCGATGCCGGCGCGGGCGCGGGCGCCTGGGGCTGCGGGCCCTCGGGGTCACCGGCCGCCGGCGCGCCCGGAGCTCGAGCGGCCGCGCTCGCGGGCGGTGCGGCCAAGCGCGCGGCTTCCTCGGGCAGCGCGCGCACGAAGGCCTCGCCGAGCATGCGCAGCGCGGCGAGCGAGTAGACCATGAGATCAAAGGCCTCGTTGCGATCGCGGATCTTCTTCCAGATTCGGATCGAGCCCTGCCGAGGCCGCCACTTCCAGGTCACGACCTCGCTCACGAGCTGCTCGACATACTCGGGCGAGATCCCGCTCGGAAGGTGGATGCGTCCGGGCCCGGTCTTCGCGATCCGCAGCCGCGCCTGTACGGTCGCCTTGCCCGTGTCGGTGCAGAGCGTGAAGACCGGGATCCGATAGCGGTTTTTGTAGCTGGGTTGCCCGATCAGCGGCTCGTCGGTCGTGTTGCCGCCGCGGATCGCGTAGAAGCCTCGAGCGCGGCGCAGCTTCGCGTAGCGATAGACCTCGTCGGTATGGTGACCGCCCGAGTCGATCACGGCGCGGCGCACCGCGAGCAGTTGCCCGCTCTCATGCGTGAACTTCGCACGCAGCGCGCGATCGAGATCCTGCCAGACCTGGGTGCCGGCCGGGTCGCCGAAGAGCTGCTCGTGCTGGATGAGCCAGCTCTCTTCGCCCGAGCCGAAGCCGACGATCTGATACTCGAGGCGATCGTCTTGCACGTCGACCGCGGCCACGAGCACGCCGACGCCGGCGGGCACCTCGGCCGGGTAGGTCTCGCAGCGTGCCATGATCGCGTCGGGGTCGGCCGCGTCACCGCGCTCCTCGAAGGTCTCGCCCAGGGTGAGGTTGACCCAGGCGACCATTTTGGGCACGTCCTGCAGCGCCTCGTTGAATTCCTCGACGCACGACGCCCAGGTCTTCCAGCCGCGCGGCGAGTAGAGCGCCGACAGGTGAAATCCGACCGCACCGCTCGAGCTGACCGCGGTTGCCCGCCACTCGCCGCGCGCCAGCATGTCGCGCTTGTGCTGGGGCTCGTAGATCTTCCCGGCGCACGCGATGCAGACCAGGTGCACCGAGCTCGCGTCGTTGCCTTCCCAGCGAATATTTTCCCACCGGATCCAGTCGTAGTGCGCGCAATGCGGGCAGGGCACGAAGTAGCGGCGCTGATCGGTGAGCAGGTATTCGCGCTCGATCCGCGACTTGCCCTTCTTCGTCGGCGTCGAGGCGAGGAAGATCTTCTCGCGGAAGTTTTGGGTGCGCTTCACCGCGAGCGAGATCGGGTCGCCCTGGCCGTCGACGTCGTCCGGGTACTCGTCGACCTCGTCGCAGAAGAGGAAGCGGATCGGCATCATGCGCAGACCGGCACCCGAGTTGGCGCCGGTGAGCACGAAGACGCCGCCTCGGAATTCCTTCGTTAAGAGCGTGTTGCCCGAGTCGCGCGCGCGCGGGTCGCTCACGAGCGCGCGCAGTCGAGGAGTCTCCTCTATCATTGGCGCGATGCGCGTCTTCGACGCCTTCTTCGCCTCGTCGAGCGTGGGGTAGACCATGAGCACCGGGCCCGGCGAGTCGTCGATGATGTAGCCCAGGAAGTTGTTGCCGCACTCGGTCGCGCCGACCTGGGCGCCCTTCTGGAAGATCACGCGCCGGCAGGGATGCGCGACCGAGAGGTGATCCATGATCTCGCGCAGGTAGGGTGTGCGATCGGTGCGCCACCGTCCGGCCGCGGGGCTCGATTTGTTCGACAGCATGCGGAAGGCGTCGGCCCACTCGCTCACGGTGCGCTTGGTCTCGGGCGCGAAGCCGGCGCCGAAGGCCTCGACGACGTGATCGATCGGCGCGAGCACCTCGAGCTCGGCGCTCATGTCGGGAAGAAGAGAATGCGCCGGCCGTCGCGCTCGGTGCGCACGCCGGGGATCTTGCCGGCGTTCGCCCAGGCGAGCAAGCACGACCGCGCAGTCGCGTCTCGGCTGTAATGGTGATCGACGCCGGCGACGACGTCTTTCACCGTGAGCCCCGGCGTCTTCGTCACGAGCTCGAGCACGAGCTTGCAGGTCTGCCGGTAGGGGGTGTAGTAGGCCGAGTGTTGCGTGCCCGCCTCGCCGTAGCCCTTGGTCTCGGGCGTGAGGCGCGCGCGCAAATCGTGCCAGGCCTGCATGACGGGCACCCGGAAGAGATCGGGCGCGCGGTCCTGTTTCACGCCGCCCGAGCCGTCGAAGTAGGTCTCGCCGACGGTGAGAAGACCGAGCCCCTCATGCCGCAGGAAGACCTCGGTCGACCGCGGCCGCGGCCGCCCGCGGGGCACCGCGACGCTCACGAAGTTGGCGTAGCCCTTCCATTCGAGCGCCTGGTCGAGCAGCTCCCACGTGAAGGCGACCTTCACCTCAACGACCCAGGTCCGGCGCGCGAGCGGGTGCATCGCGACAATGTCAGCGCGCGGCCCGGTGACGAAGAGGCGCACCTCTTGCCACACTTCCCAGCCCTGCGATTCGAGCCACGCGACCACGGGGCGCGCGAGCTCGGCTTCATTCTTCGTGCGCAGTTTCTCGGTCATGGGGTCAATTCAGCGAGCTGCCGCGCGGCGATCGCGCGCGGCCGCGGCGCTTCGGTTGTGGCACGAGCGGCTTGCTCGAGATCTCCTCGAGCACGAGCCGGATCTCGCCGGTCAGGAGACGGTGCGCGTCGTCGGGGTCCATGCCGACCAGGTCGGCCGCGATGCGGTCGGGGATCGCGAGGAGCAGGTCGCGCGCGCGGCGCGTCATGTCGAAGACCCGGGCGACGACGTCGTCGACGCTCACGAGCTTCCCCGCGAGCTCCTCATACTCGAGCTCGGCCGTCTTCGCCCTGAAGTCTTCGCTCGAGGCGCGGCTCTTCTGTGTCCGCCGCAGGAGCTCGGCGACCTCGGGATCCTCGAGCTGCCCCGCAGCCTCGCCGGCGCGCTCCATGAATGCCATCGGCTTGTGACCCTCGCCGGGCTTGCGCCGGTGCTTCGGCTCGCCGACGACCGCGTTGCGCGGCTTCGAGAGATCGGTCGTCTTCGCCCATTGAGCATCGGCCTTCTTCGGATCGATCTTGCCGTCGCGCTCGACGGTGATCCGCTGCGCGGCGATCGCCTGGCGCACGGCCGACTCGCTGACGCCCTTGTGCTTCGCATAGGCGCGCCGCGAAAGGTGCTGGGGCACGCGCTAGCTCTCGTCGTCACCGGCGTCGCCCGCGAGCTCCCGATCGAGGCGCTCGCCCAGGTACTCGACCAGGGCGAAAAGCGCCTCATCCTCGAAGCTCTCGAGCCCGGACAGAGAGGCGCCCAACATACAGGGCCAGGGCCCGACCGAATTCGCGATCGCGAGCAGCACGTCGGCATGGCAGAGCTCGGTGAGCGGGCACCAGCACGAGAGATCCTTGCCCCGCAGCTCGCGCCGCGCGAGCTCGACGAGCTTCGGGCTGCGCGCCATGTCGATGATGTAGTGCCGCAGCGAGATCGTGCGCGCGCGCGGGTGCGGGCTGTCGAGTTGGTGTCGGTTGCCCCACGCCGACGGCCGGCCCACGTAGACCGCGCCCGCGGGCATGCGCCAGCCGCGCGTGCGCCGGCGCTGGATTCGGATCGGGGCGGCCGGGTGCAGCGTCACGGGGTCGGCCGCGGCGCGCGCGCGAGCTCGCGCTCGAGATCTGCCAGGTTGACGAGCGTCGGCGTCGGCTGGGTCATTACGAGCGCGCACCCCGCGGGCAGGTACGGGCTCTCGATCACGCGCAGGCCGAGCGGGTGCGAGCTCGTGACGTCGCCGGCGAAGAGCGTGCTCGCCGGCGAGCGATCGATCAGCTTCGGCGCGGGCCCGAGCCGCAGGGGCCAGCCCCCTAGGTGCGTAGTGCGCATGCGTTCCCCCTGCGAAGTTGTTTTTCGTTCCTGCCGCTAAAGCGAACCCACGGCCGCCGGCACCCGTGCGTTAAGTGTGTAGGAAGTACCTTGACCGGGGGGTGGGGCTGCATGCGTTCGGACGCCCCCCAATGTTCACAGCCCACGTCGTGCAAGAGTTGCGTCGACCTCGAGCTGCAGGTACTTCGGGAACCACTCATCGGCCACGCGCTTGCCGATCGCCTCGAGATCCAGCTTGCGCGGTAGCTTCTCGTCCTTCACGAAGGCGTAGATCAGGTGAGTCGAGCCCCCTTGCTGCTGAAAGACCCCGACTCCGGGCACCTGATACGTGCCCTGCAGTCCATAGCGCAGCGCCTTGGAAGGATCAGAAGACGCCGAGCTCGCCGCCTTGCGCCTCTCGACCTTGCCGCCTTCGATTCGATTGCGGATCGTGAGGCGCAACGAGGTGAAGCGCAGCGCGGTCGGCACCGGCGCCCCGAAGTCGGGGCGCGCCGCGCTACCAATGATCGGCACGGCCACGCCCTTGCCTTTGACGGGCGCGCGCACGCCGCCCACGTTGAGCGCAGCGAGCAGTAGCGGCGAGCCTTGCACGTTAGCCGAGTCGACGTAGATCTCAGCCGAGGGCACGCTCTTGCCCACACTCGCGAATGAGATCTTCGAGGCGCGCCGATCAATGAAGGCCGATTTGCGCACGGTCAGGTCGGCATGCACCGCCTCGAGCTGGGTCTTCTGGATCAGCTTCGCCGTGTTATTGAGCGCATTCACGACGGCAAACGAGAGCCGCTTCTCCCCATGCTCGAGGCGCTGCAGGAGTAGCGCGGGCTGAATGTCGACGTCGATCTGCATTGCCTAGCCCCCTGGGCGCGCGCGCGCCGGCGGTGCCTCGAGACAGGTCTCGCACGGCTCTAGACCGAGGCGCTGCTCGCGCTCGAGTTGAGCCGCGAGATGAGCTTCCGGCGTCGCGTTTCGGGTGACTTGCTGACCGGGGTCGCAATCGAAGCCGATCTTCGAGGTGCGGTGCAGGCCGACGAAGGAGATCACGATATCGCGCCCGACTCGCACGACGTCGCCTCGATTCACGGCCAGGATGAGCACTATCGATCTCCCACGAGGCGCTGATCGGGCGCGCCCTTGACCGCGCGCAACGGGTTGCGACCCACGAGGCGGGAAAATAGCCGTTGGCCGTACCGCTCGGCAAGGGCGCGATCGAGGATCGTCGAGCTGTACCAGGTCGGCAGCATGGCACCGTCGCGCGCGTCGACGATCAGATCGAGTTGCGAGGCCGCCCAATCGTCGGCCGCGGCACCGCGAATTCGCTCGGCACCCAGGTCGTCGAGAATCAGGAGCTCGGCGCTCGAGGCGCGCTTTACGACCTCGTGCGCCGCCTCGAGGCCGCCGTCGCCGAGCGACATGAGTCGCAGCCGATTGACCGCCTCGGGCCATGAGAGCCAAATCGCCCACGGCTCGAGCACGGCGCGGCCGAGCTTCGGTGCGCGCGCGCGCACCCGCTCGCTCGTGATCTCGCGCACGAGCGACGAGAAGAGCGAGGTTTTGCCCGCGCCGGCGAGCGCCGCGATCCCGAAGCCTGGGATCGGATCCCAGCCGGCGATGCGCGCCCGGATCTGCCCGGTCGAGCCCCACCCCTGCGGAATGGCGGGGCGCACCGACGCCGGAACATCGGCCAGGCGTGCGCGACGATCGCGCGCGCTGATTCCCATCGCCTCGAGGAGCAGCTCGGTGCGACCAGCGAGGTCGACGAGGATCTGCTCGCCTTCGATCCGGCGCTGCTCGGCCGCGCGTGCCGGCACGATGCAGTCGCCGCAGTAGCCGCGGCCCGCGAGCTCGAGGGTGTAGGTCACGCGCGAGCCGCAGGTCGTGCACGCCGACCAAGTCGGCTCGACCGCCTCAATTTGTGGTCCGATCGGCGGCCGAAGGAACGTGCCGGGTTTGGGATCGAGCTCACCGGCCATTGGCGCCCCCGAGCTGCTCGAGGTAGGCCGCTTCCGAGCTTTCGCGCGCTCTCGAGGCCGCCTTGCCCTTGCTGTCGCGCTCCTCGCCCTTGAGCCACCGATTCACGAATGCGAGCACGCCGGCCTCGGTCTTCCGCTTCTTTGGGTTGTCGATCGACCATTGCGCCATCGCGCGCAGCTCGGCGTCGACGTCGACCCGCTCGTAGGTGCGCCGGTAGAGCTCGAGTTGCTCCTTCGAGATCGCGGCCTCGTGGCCCGACTTGAGCCGGATCCGCGGCCCGAAGTCGTCGAGCTCGAGCTCCTCGCGGGCATTGCATGGCGCGAGCTCGAGTCGGCCCTTCGGCACCCCTTCCCCGATCAGGATCACGTGGGGCCAAGCGCCGGCGAGCGCCTGGGCGCGAGCGCCTTCCTTTGGGTCTTCTGTATCTGCATCTGCATCTGTATCTGCATGTCGTGACAGGCGTGACGAGGCGTGACCGAGCGTGACGCTGCTCGTAATCCCTTGCCGGTGCCGACGTTGGCGCTCGGCAGCCTTCTCGCGGCGATCGCTCTCGCTCAAGAGGTTGCGGTAGTGCTCGTGATTCACGAGCCGCCAGCCCCACGAGCGATGATCGTCGAGGCGCAGGATGCGGCGCCCGCCCTCGGCCGGCGAGCGGCTCTCGGTGTCCGGTGCCTCGAGCACTTGGATCCCGGCAGCGATGATCTCGAAGGGGATCCCCGTCGTCGCCGCGAGCGCCTCGGTGCTCATGTCGACGACCCCGTCGCGGTCGCACAGGATCACGAGTTGCTGCATCGTGACGAGCGCCCGCCAGTCTTTGCGCAGCGAGCCATGAAACATTCCAGCGAAGAGCTTGCCGTACATGCCTAACCCCTTCCCGGGTTGAGGTTTGAGAGGCTCATAGCGCCCGCATCTTGCGCACCTCGAAGAAACCCTCGAGGCCGGGCTCGAGCATGATCGCCCGCGCGTACATGCTGCGCAGGGTGTTGTTAAGCGCGAAGCCCTCGTCGTCTTTGAGCTTCGGGCCGCGTTGCCAGCGCAGCACCTCGAAGAGCGCGGCGATCCCCATGCGCTTCCAGCCGCGGGCGCGCGCCTCGAGCGCCAGCTCGACGAGCTGGCCGTACACCTGGGGAAATTGCTCACGGTGCCGGGCGAAGTCGCGCAGCATGCGGGCGCTGGGCATCGTGAAAAGCGGGATCTGCTCGAGCTCGCGCACCGCGCCGAGGCGCTCGCGCAGGGTTTGCTCACCGGGCTCGTGCAACGGCGCCCCCTTGCAGGAAGAGGATCGCGACCGCGAGCTGGCCGACCGGCCGATCCTCGCCGCGCCAGATCTTCAGCTCGTCGACGATCCGATCATCGGGTAGCACCTCGGCATGGATCAGGGCATCGAGAGTCGCCTTCAGGAGATTGTCGAGATCGCGCGGGCGGCCACCGTGGCGCACCGCGGCGCGCTTCATGGTCGCCTCGGTGCGCTCGGGCGCATGCGCGACGATCTCGAGGCCGACGCGCGCGTCGAAGGCCCGCCAGCCCCGGAAGCCCTGGTCGTAGAGCTCGTAGCTCACGAGGTTGCGGTAGGTCTTCGCCTTGTCGCTCAAGCGCAAGCCGGCGTAGCGGTTGCCCGCCTTGCTCGTGCGCATCGCGGTGCGGTAGTGCGCATTCAGGCTATCCGGCCACGGCAGCACGAGCTCGAGGCGCTTCGGGCCCTCGATCGTGGCCTCGAGATCGCCGTTGAGGGCTTCCAAGTCGCGACGATCCAATGGCTTCAGAAGATCCGCGGCGAGGGCTAGAGCGGTCGGGCGGGCATTGCCGAAGACGGCGCGCGCCACTTTCCGCACCGTCAGATCGCCCAGGGCGCCGGTGCCAGCCGCCGGGGAAGGTCGACGAGCTGGCGGGCCGGCGCTTGCTGGGCTTCCCGGGCCGCCGTGGGTTGAGGCCTGGGGTCCGGTAGGCTTCCCGCCCACGCCCCCAAGGGATCGGGGCGCTGCGGTCGACTGCGGCGCACCCGCGGGCCCCGTGGCGCCGGGGGCCGGGTCACCGCTTCGAGCTCTTCGATTCCTCGACGACGGCATCGCGCACCCCCGCCGCTAGCTCGTGCCGGTGCCCGTAGACGGCACCGAGGTCTAGCGCACCGCCGCTCAAATCCACGAGGGCTTGAGCGACGTCGGGGCGCGGCGCCGCCGTGCCCCGGATCCAATGGTAGACGGATTGATTCGAGAGCCGGATCCCGCGCGCCTCGAGCCCGTGGATCACCCCAGGGACGCCGAAGTTGCTCACGAAGCTGCCGAAGCGGGTATTCCAGTTGGCATCGCGCTTCCGCACGCGCGGCCCTTCCTCTCGTGAAGACGCGAGCCCGCGGGGCCATCCCTGGCGCCGCGCGAGCTCGGCTCTCACCCGCGTGCCGTCTCGGGCTCAAGCGCCGGTAGGATGCCCCCGGCCGACGAATGCCGTCAACGAGATTCTACTTGCGTCGCTTCGGCGGGGGCAGCGCGCGCTGAATCGTATCGGCGCGCGCCTCGATCTCCTCGAGGCGATCGCGAAACTCAGCCCGCATCGCATGCAGGAAGGCGTGATTCGCGGCGCGCGCCTGCGCGGTCTCGAGCCGTTGCTGCACCGAGTCGGTGCGCAGATCGTCGGCGGCCGTCGCGAGCTGCGCGATCACGCGGCGCGTGAGCGGCGCGGTGACCGTCGCCGAGTCGAGCGCCGCGGCGATCCTCGCCCCGGCGACCGCGCTCACGCGGCCGTAGCGCACCGCGAGCGCCGTGCCGCCGGCGATCCCGAGCAGCATGAGCAGGTAGATCGCGGTCAGCGTGCGCCGCCAGCGCGCTGCCGCTCGGATCTCGGCCTCGGCCCGCGGGCGCGGGCGAGTTTCGGTCTCGGTCATTGGCCCCTCGATCCCCCACGGCTCGCGAGGAGAGCCGCTTGCGCCGTGGCATTGGCGTGATCGATCTCTTCCTGCAGCTTCGGCACGTCGGGGTGCACCGTGCGATCGAGCTGGTGATTCACGAAGCGCCGCGCGAGTCGGCTCACGCGGCGATTGGTGACCTTGTTCGCCGTCTCCAGGAGCTTCACGGTTTTGATAAGCATGCCGAGCACGATGAGCACGCCCGCGACCTCGAGGAAGAGGCCGGCGGCCAGGACGAGCAACGTCGCATTGCCTTGCTGGATCGGCGTCACGGCAGCCCTCGAGGGTTGTCGGTCAAACGGCCGCGCGGCGAGGAGCGTGAGCCCCCCGCCGCGCGCGTGTCAGGCGCCAGGCGCAGCCGCACCGGGATCGGTGAAGGCCTCGCCGACCGAGAGCCCGAGCTCACCGGGCGCGCTGAAGGCGATCGTGATCGGCAGGATCTCGACGCGGCCACCGATCGAGTCGGTCACCGTCACGTTGACCGTGCCGGGGTGCGTGTCGACGGCGAAGACCGTGCCCGGGGGCGCGGTCACCGTGACGTCGTTGCCGGCGTCATCCTTCGCGACGCGCGTCTTCGAGAGCGTGACGATGCCCTCGACGTCGGTCGTCACGACGAAGCGATCGTCGGGCAGCACCTCGCCGCCGGCATCCTTGTTGTTCCACGAGATCGGGGCGCCCTGCGAGTCGAGAAGTGTCACGCCCGGGCGGGTGATCGGATCCATTGGTCAGCTCCTTACGTCAGGGAACGGGGGCCCAGCGCGCAGCCCGAGCTCGGGAAGCGGCGCGGGGCCCGGTTTCTCACCGCAACAACGGTGAGCGGAAAGGCCGGTCCGCAGACCTGCGCGGAAGCCGGCCACGACGCCCGCGAGGTAGGCCGCGAGGCCCGCGCAGGCGAAGAGCACGAACGCGATGATCGGCAAGAGCCATTGCATCGGCAGCACCTCGCGAAGTTGGGGCGGGCCCGGAATTGCACCGGGCACCGGCGGGTCGGCCCCGCCGGCGCCGCGCCCGCCAGACTCTATTGCTACCTCGAGACCGCCCTAGCCGCTAGGCCAGCCCGTAGTGATTCGGATTGATCGGCGACTTGCCCTCGGAGAGCTTCTCCCAGGTCTCGAGCGCGAGCGCCTTCGCCGTGATCGGATTCATGCCCCGCTCACGGTAGAGCGCCGCGACCTGGTCGACGAAGGGCTGGGCGCGCGAGGCGAGCTCGGGCTGCGAGGCCGCGAGCTCATTCCAGACCGCGCCGACCTCGGTCGTCAGCCCGTCGAAGGCGTTGAGGATCGAGAGAAGGTGCCCGGTCAGTAACGCGATGATCGACGCCATGCTACTTCCCCCCAAAGGCCTGCCACGCGAGCGCGAGGCGGCCGGTCTTCAGCCCGTTGTCGACGTCCCAATCGGCCGCGGCCTTGAAGAAGATCGCGGTTGAGCCGTCTTTGCGTTTCGCGGCCGACCAGGCACCGGCGACCACGGCCGCCGAGCTCGTCGGGCGCTTCACCCAGGCGTAGCCCGAGCCGTCGTAGTGCCGCACGTCCACGCCGGCGCCGAGCTGCCACGTTTTGTTCTCGGGGTTGAGGCAGACCCGCAGCCCCGCGAATTCGAGCGCCGTCTTTGCCCACGGGCTACCGATCACGCCCGCGGCCAGCGAGAGCTGATCGGTCACGCCATAGGACAGCGCGCCCTTGAGCTCGACCGCCGTGCTGCGCTCGCCCGTGCTGTCGCGCTGGTAGCCTGCGCCCACGATCTCGATCCCGCCGGCCAGATTGCGCAGGTCGAGGATCGAGCGCGTCACGACCGTGTCGCCGGGCACCGGCGATGTGACCGCCGCCAGCTTCCAGCTCGTCGAGGCGCCGTCGAGCTCGCCGGCATGCGCCGCCGGCGCGCCAAAGAGCGCGAGCGCCAGGCTGCCCGCGACGATCAGCGCCATGAGACCGGCGCTCGCGGTGCGCAGGAGCGTACCCGGCGCGCCATAGGTTGCCTGCATCGCCTTGTGCGAGAGCACCGCGACGGTGAAGAAGACGAGGGCTTGCACCGGCCAGACCGAGGCGAGCGTGCCGTCGTGCACCGGCGCGACGACCGACTTCGCGTAGGCGAGCGCGAGGCTGATCGCGAGCATTGTCACCGCCTTGAGCCACGCCGGCGGGGTCCAGGTCTTCGAGTCCGCGGTGAAGGCTGAGAAGATCGCCTCGATCGCGATCGCGACGACCCAGGCGTAGGGCACGAGCGCCGCGTCGAGCAGCGCGGAAATTTGCGACGGGTCCGGCGTGGGCTGCATCGGTGTCCCCCTTACGGTGCCAGCTCGACAAAACGAGCCGAGCGATTGAGCCAGCCCGCGGCGAAGATCGCCTTCACGGGCTTCGCGGTGATCTGCCGGCCGATCTCGCGGAAGCGGATCGCGCAGATCTTCAGATACACCTGGCGCGCCTGGGCGACGGTCAGCGCCTCGAGCGCGGCGCGCGTCTTCGGCCCCAGGTTGCCGTCGACGGTCAGGCCGCCGACCGCGATCTGCACCCATTTCGCCCCGACCTCGCGGCCGAAGAGCACGCCCGAGTCGGTCGCAAGATCGCACAGATCGAGCGAGGGCAGCGCGTCGAATCCGGGCATGAGGATGTAATCGTGCAGGTAAATCGAGCTCGCCTCGTCGATCGTGAGCGCGGCCACGTCGGCCGGCGTCACCGGCGCGCCGTCGCGCCAGCTCGAGAGCGTGTCGATCGTGATCCCGTACTTCGTCGCGCCGCCAGGGTCGGCCGGGTTATTCACGAAGCCGCCCTCGCGCGCGACGATCCGCGCGACGACCTGATCGAGCTCGAGATTCGTCAGCGGTCCCGGCATGCTGCCCCCTAGACCATCGCAAAGGTGCGCGATTGATAGTTGCCGACCAGCGACCCATTGACCGGGATCACGCGGATCTCGACGAAATGCCCCGCCGTCGCACCGTCGGCCGCCTGGAAGGCCGCCGTCCACGTCCACGAGGCCGCGGGCCCGGTCAGGGCGCTCACGGTGCGCTTCAGCACGCCATCGACATAGACCTGGATCGTGTAGTTGCCCTCGCTCACCGTGCCGTAATCGCCGGCATCCTGCGCGACGATGGTCTGCGCCGCGAGCTGTGCGACGCGGTTGCGGATCGCCCAGGTCACCGCATGATCGACGCCGGCGGTCACCGTCGACGGCCATGCGACGCCCCCGATCTTCACGTTGCCCGGTGGATAGGGCAGCTTCGCGCGACCCACGATCGGCAGCGAGATCGGGGTCGCGGTCGCAATATCGAGCACCGCGCGCGCGTTAAAGGGCAGGAGCTTCGCGTTAACGGTGCACGGAGCCGGGTAGGCCGGTCCCGGATCGACGGGGAATGCCCCCGCCGGCGCGAGGAAGTAGACCGCCACGTTATCCGAATGATCGGCCGGCACAGTATCGAAGACGCCGCGGATCACGTCGCTGATCGTGAATGTGCCGTCGCCGTTGTCGGTCACGGTTTGGAAGGCGAAGATCTCGGAGTCGATCAGGCATAGGTTGACCCCGCGCAGGAGATCGCCGGCGCTGATTGACGCGAGATCTTCGGTGTCGACCATGAGCTGAATCAGGAAGCCCGTCGGGTCGATCGCGGGCGCGAAAGCCGCATAGGGTGCCACGGTGAGCGCCGCCGGCGTGAAGCCCGCCGTCGTATTGGTGAGTGTGTAGCTCGTGCCGCCGGCGCGATCGCTCCATATCTGGAAGCCGAGATCGGGCCCGTCGGGGCGAGCAACGAGAGCCATTGCGCGCAGCTCCTCAGCGCCGACCAGGTGATAGGGTGCTTCGAGGATTTGCTGATTCGTCGGCGCGCTCACCGGGCCGACCGGGTCGACCCAGCTCGAGGCCGGGGGCGGGCTGAAGGCGGTCGCGCCCACGGCGAAAATGTCCTCGACCGCCTCGATCGTGATCTCGCCTTCCTCGAGCGTGCCATAGTCGATCTTCACGACCCGGCAGATCATGCCCGAGATCCCGTCGGCCGGCCAATTGAGCTTGAAGACCGACGCCGGGCGCAGCGCCCAGGCCTGCCGATTGACGAAGATCCGCGCCGTCGCGAGCGGGTACGAGAGCGTCTTCCCCTCGCGCGCAGCGACGGCGACGGCGACCTCGGCGCGCGAGATCCCGCGGAAGTCGAGCTTCTCGACGATGCGCTCGCCGACGATGCGCTGGCCGGCCGCGTTCTGCCACGGTGCGACCCGCTCGGTGTAATTATCGGCCCGCGAGGTGTAGGTCAGCGCGACCGCGTTCGAGAGCTCGCTCCACGAGGGCCGCGAGAATTCGACGTCGCGGATCATGCTCTCGGTGAGTACCGGGATCGCGAGCGGGTCGTAGTCGGCGCGCGCGAGCGCAAACGTGAGCAGGCCGGTCGACGGATCGGTGAAGATCACGCCGTCGACGTGCCGCAAGATCTGATCGCATACGTCGCGCGCCGTCGCCTGGGTGTCGAAGATCATCGAGAGGCCGAGCCCCTCGGCCGCCAGCGCGTTGCCCGCGGCCTGGAAACTCGCAAGGTCGATCTCGCCGGTCGGCCGGCCGAGGCCCCAAACCGGGTCGATCAGGATCTCGTAGAGCGCACAGGCCGGGTTGCAGTCGTAGGTGCCGATGATATGGGCACCGCCGGTCAGCCCGAGGCCATTCGGGAAGCGCGAGATCTCGAAGCTCACGTCTTTGAGGTATTGCGAATTCCCGAGATAGCAATGCCGGAAGACGACGTAGCTCACGAAATGGTAGCCCGGCAGCGCGGTGCCGATCGCGGCCTCGAGGTAATCGTTCGGCGCCTGGGTCGAGCTGCCCGGGTAGAAGTCGAGCGGGCCCGCGATGCCGCCCTCCCCGTCGTCGCCGCCGAAGAGCCGCGCATTCGCGCTGAAGAAGAGAGCAAACGATCCACCGGGCTTCGTGAAGGTGTAGCGCGTGTGATCGCCCATGTCGGTTGCGCCGTAGAGCGTCGCGACCTTCTCCCCGTCGGGGCCGAAGCGAATCGAGCGCAGCACGTCGACGGGCCCGTGGCAGATCGCGAGTTGCATGCCCAGGAAGTAGCGGTAGCCCACCGTGACGTCGTTCGAGCTGAAGAGCGACGTGCGCACCGATTGCGTGATCGGCTTGACGGTCAGGTCGCCATACCAGGTCACGTTAGGGCCCTTCTGCAGCACGGTGCCAAAGGCGATCGGGATCGCCCGAGTCGCGTCGACGGTCGGCGCGGTGAAGTCGCCGATCCCGGCAGCCTTCGGCGCATTGCTGTCGGGCTTCGGCCGCAGGAGCTCGCCGAGCACGGTGAAGCCGATTAGCGCGACGATTACCCAAAAGCCCATTAGCTCACCCCCGACGTGAAGGGATTGCGCGTCGGCACGCGCGCCCATCCCAGGTGATTGTCGAGGTTCGCGAATTTCGTCGCGCACGTCGCCTCGGTGCGGTCGCACCCAGCGAAGGCGGTCAGCGGCTCGTTGACCGCCAGGCCCGTGAAGGGCGAGAGCAGGGTGAGCTGGGGGCCGACGTGATTCACGATCGAACGGCGTTCGCCGTTGGCGCGCTCGACATAGCCGCCATTGAAATAGCCGTTAGGGCGCGTGCTGAAGAGCGAGCCCGAGATCACGCTCCCCGCGAAGCTCGCCACCGGCGCGACCGTCGAGAAGCTCGAGAGCGTCACGCCGCATTGCGCGCTGCCGAGCTCCCAAACGCACGGGCCGCTGAAGTTGTTGCGCGGGCATTGCCGGCGCAGCGCCGAGAAGCCGGGCAGGCAGGTGAGCACGCACTCGGCGCCGGCGAAGACGCCCGAGGCGACCGTGCCGGTCCACCAGGGCTTGACCTCGCTGTCACCGCGGTGCTGCCGGAAGATCGTGAGACCCATCTCGAGCTCGGGGCTGTACGGCACGAAGAAGGCCGCGATCGGGTTGCTGCGCAGCACCCGCACCTCGAGTTGCCCCGCTTCCGATTCGCCGCCGGCGCCGCTCATCGCGCCGCGGCTGATCGGCTCGGTCGTGTAGGTGTCGCCGAGATAGGTCTGCGCCTGGTCGGCCGAGGTGTAGAAGTAGACAAGCGAGCCGATGGAGAAGCGGAAGAGCTCGATCGGCTTGCCCCCGAATTGCGACCTCTCCCGCGCGTCGAAGGTCATAGGGTCTGCCCCGCGGTCGCATCCTCGCCCACCGAAAGCACGAAGTTATTCGCGTCAGCCCAGGCCTTCACGTTCCCGAGGTAGAAGGCGCCGTAGATCGTCGTGAGATAGCTTGGATCGCGCACCTCGGCGACCCACAACACCTCGCGCGGATCATGCGCGACCGCGAGCACATTGCGGAAACTCGCCAGGTCGGCCGCGTGGCTCGCGCGGCTTTGGCCGAATTGCTCGGGATACTGCTCGAGGAAGAGCCCATTCGCTGCCATCGTCGGCGCGGTCAGTTGGAACTGCTGCGCGAGCACGAGCTTGCCCGTGGCCCGCAGTCCGCTCGCGAGCCCCGCGAGCGCGCGATCCCAGGCGTCATCTAGCGGTGCGAGCTGCGGGAAGAGCCAGCTCCATGCCGTGAAATAGTCGTGGTGGATTCCCTCAGCCCACGGGAAATGCGCCGCGATCAGCTTCAGCACGTCCGAGACCATGCAGCGGCAGGTCATGTCGACGAGCTTCGTGTGCTGCCCGGTGCCCGTGTCGCGCCAGACCTCGAGATCGGTCATCGCGTTGCGACGCACCGCGGCCGCATAGAATTCAGCGTTGAAGGGCGACGTTGAGGCGACGTCGGCGACGTCGAAGAGGATCGTCGGCGCGAAAGATACGAGCACCCGACCATTGGGGTTGCCGAGCACCGGCCGCGCCTGGTGGGTCCAGAAGATCGAGTAGAAGTCGGTGATGTGCGTCAGGTTCGGGGTACCCCGCCAATCCTTCGTCATGTAACGCAAGCTCATGCCGGCACCCACCTTCCTTCGCGAATGAAGCCGTGCCAGCCGCAGCCGCACAAGATCGACGGGCTGACGGTCAGCGGCTCGAAGCTCTCGAGGTGCCAGGTCTTTTCGTGACCCCCGCTCACCTCGAGGCCCTCGGCCGAGTCGAGACAGATCATCGCGTGACACTCGTCGCCGGCGCGAAGCCACTCGAGGAGCGCGCCCGCCGGGTGTCGCAGGAGCACGCGCGCGCGCATGGGCTCCCATCGCATCGCGACGTCGTGACCGAGATCGATCCACTTCGCCGCGGGGCATTCGGGGTCGCCGCAAGCGCACGGGCGCAGCGCGCCGTTGCTCTCGTGATCGCTCATGCCGGCACCTCGAGCGGGATCTCGCGGAAGGGGATCTCGGCCTCGGCGTAGTCGTCGGCCGAATAAATGATCTTGAAGTCGTCGGCCTCGAGCCGGCACAGCGTGAGGAAGCTCACGAGCGTGCGCGCCGCGGCGAGATCCTCGCCCAGCCCCGAACCGAGCGCGAGGGTCTCGGTGCCATTGCCGTTGTCGACCGAAGCGACGACCTTGCGGATCAGGAAGGTGCCGCCGGGCCGGAAGATCGCGAGGTGTCGGCGCGCGGGCACCGGGAAGAGGAAGCGCGTGTAGTCGATCGATGCGACGGTCAGGGCCGACTGCGCGCTGGTCGCGTCGGCCGCCATCGTGAGCTCGGCGCAGAAGGTCGGAGTCCAGAATGGCACCTCGCGGCCCATGCGCGCGTCGCGGAAGGCGCGCAGCGCATCGATCGCCGGCCGTCCCGAGGCGTACCAGGAGAAGGTGCGATGCGGGAAGGGTTGCCCGGCGAAGTCGTCGAAATGCCGCTTGCCGAGCGCCGTGCCGGCCATCGCGCCGGCGCGATCGAAGCTCTCGCGGATCGAGTCGCGCATGTTGTGCGTATTCGCGTCGAGCACGTCGAAGCCGAGGTAGGTGCTCATGCGGGCTCGGTCCTGAAGCGCACCGGCACCTCGAAGATGCCGATGCCGTCGTGCCCGAGCTCGGGGATCTCGACCAGGCGCGCGGGCAGGAGCGGGATCACGAGCGAGGCCGCGGCCGGCCACGCCTTCGTTGTCGCCGAGGAGAGCGTGATCGAGCTCGAGCTCACCGCGGTGATTCGGCCGACCTCCCAGGTCGCCGAGTCGCGCCACAGAATCGCGAGCCCGTCGACCTCGAAGTCGCGCATCGTCGTGTTGACCGGGATCACGGTCGTGCCGATCGCGACGTCGCTCGAGGGCGCGATGCGGTCGGGCCAGTAGGGCAACGTGAAGAGCAGCATGCCGCCCGAATGCAGCCGGGTGCTCACGAGGCCGGCCTCTTGCGCCGTGGCGGCCAGCGCCGTGAAGCCCAGCTCGCGGTCGGGCGCGGCGCGCAGGCCGATGCGCTGCTCGGTGCCGTTGCGCGACTGCATGACGCTCGTGATCCAGCTCGTGAGCTCCTCGACGCCGGCACCCCATTGGGGCGAGAGCGCGAAGACGGTCAGCCGCACCCCCACGACGTGACAATCGGTGCCGCTGAAGCCGGGGAAGATCCAGGTCACGAGCGAGTCGATCGCCGGGTCGCCCTCGACGTCGACATTGACGGTCTCGACGTAGCTCGCGAATGGCGGCCAGAAGGCGGGCAGGCTCGGCGATTGCGTCACCGTCACGCCGTCGGATCCCGTGACCGTGAGGCCGGTCGCCTGGTGCGGGTGCTCGTCGGCGTTCCACACCTCGACCGGGAAGCTCGTCGCCGAGATCACGGCGCCGAGATCCTTCGTGCGCGGGATCACGAGCACGATGCCGAAGAACACGCCATCCCACAGTCGCTCGCGCTCGCCGGCGACCGCCTGGTCGATCACGTCGGGCACGCCGGTGACGGCCGGGCCCCGGCGATCGCTGCCCGGGTCGACGACCCCGCGATCGTTGTATCCCGTCGCGTCGTCGAGAAGCCCGACCATGCCGGCGTGTTGCAGCTCTTCCTCGAGCCAGGTGTACCGCACGCCGGCGGCCATGCTAGGCGTACTTCCGCACGGCCATGCGCGGGAAGAGCATGAAATTCTTCCCGTTGACCGAGTAGATCGAGCCCGGCGCATAGCCGCTCTCGACCGCGTAGGCGACGAAGACGTCGGGGAAGGTGCCGAGCACCGAGAAGCCGCCGGCGTCGCGCTCGACCCAGGCGCGCAGCGGCAGGAGCACGGCCTGCGCGTTGAAGGCGCTCACGAGGTGCTGCGCGAGCGGGCGGTAGTGCGCGAGCCCGGTCGGCAGGAGCGCCGTGCCGGTGCTGTAATCGATCCCCATCGTGCCCTTCTTCCCCGTGTAGCCGTCCTGGGGAGTCGTCGACGTGGTCGAGAAGCCGATCCACTTCGACGTGAAGGCGTCGACGTCGGCGCGCACGAAGAGGCTCGCGCCGAGCTGGGTGCTCGAGACCTGATTAAAGGGCTGGGTCAGCGCGCCCGGGGGCCCCGCGGTATCGTTGTCATCGCCCTGCACCGGCGTGCTCGTGCCGCCGTATTTTCCGGGCAGCGCGGCCTCGAAGTAAGCCCCGCCCGTCCAGGTGCCAGCCTTGCCGAAGGTGCGGCCGAATCCGAGGTGCGTGAAGAGGCCGCCCGACCGCTCGACCACGACGAAGATGCCGTCGCTGCCGTTGTCGAAGAAGTGATAGGCCGAGATCGCGCCCGAGCCGAGGCGCATCGTCGCGCCGACGGTGTCGGTCGTGCCGTTGGCCTTCGGGCCGCCGGCCTGCAGCGACCAGGAGCTCGCGCCGCTGTATCCCGTGCCCATGTAGAGCGCGATCCCCGTCGAGGGCGCGAAGACCTGCACATTCGGCCAGACGTCTTCGGCGACATGCGACCGCAGATTGAGGTAGTCGCTGCCCTTGTGAAGATGCGCGCGCTTGCCCGTGCCGTCGGTCACCGAGCTGTCGGTCGTCCAGCCCTGGCCGTTGAGGAAGGTCACGAGCAGATTGAGGAGATCGGTCGGGCTCGTCGCCGTGCCGGTCTGATAGGCGGCCGCCATGCTCTACCTCCTCGACCCGGCGGGTCGTGCGACGATGGTCTGCTCGATCGGCACCCCACAATTGGGGCAGGGCATCGTCAGCGCCCCGATCTGTGTCCGGGGCGCGGGCGACTCGCCCTCGTGAATGAGCTTGTCGAGCCCGACCTGCGCCGGGCGCTCGGCCGCCGGCGCCGGTGCTGGCGCGGGCCGGGGCGCGCGTTCCGCACGCGCGGCAGCCCCGGCGGCCGCGGCCAGCCCCCGGCGCTCGCCTGGCCGGCGGGTCTCGAGCCCGTGCGCCGCGAAGAGCTGGTAGATCCGCGGCAGGCTCAAGCCGGCGGCCGCCGCAGCGGCCGCAGCCCCCCGCTCGAGGTAGACCCGGTGCCAACTTGTCACCTCGGCGCGGGTGCGGGGCGGGCGCCCGACGCCCCTTGGGGCTTCCCCAGGCGTCGCAGGCGGGGCTTGCGCGCCGCCGGCCGACTCCTCACCCGCGGCGAGATCCTCGAGCTCGTCGGGGTCGACCGCGAGCGACGGGGGCGGGGGCATGGGTCGACCCCCGCGGCGCGGCCCGTAACCTCGGCCGCCATCCTCGAGCTCGTCGAGGCCGCTCACCCCCGGCGCCACGCGGCGCACCGGGACCTGGGCGCTCAATCGAGCCTCACCGCGTAGAAGTCGCCGGCGTTCGAGCGCAGCGCGTCGGGGAAGGCGACCCAATTCTCGGCGTTGCCGGGCTTGGCCGAGGCGAGCGGGTCGACCGTGATCGTGGCCTCGGCCGAGAGCGACGAGCCCGTCACGGCGCAGACCCCGTCGAGCTGTCCGAAGGCGTTGTCGGGCGCCTGCTCGAGCAGCACGACCGGGAAGAGCGGATACGTGCCATCGAGGTTCGGCTTCACGTTGCTGTGATCGTAGGCGTAGGGCCAGGTCGTCGCGCCCGGCGTGAGCGACTTCGGATCGTAGAAGTCGCTCCTCGAGAGGAAGCCGCGCCAGGTACCATCGGGCTTGCGCAGCCGCGCCGGCGAGCCGCCGTTATCGATCGCCTGCCCGTCGTTGGTCTTGAAGGGCAGGGGATAGGTGCAATGCTCGGGGATCCCCGAGCCGACGAGGAACTTCGTCGATGTCGACGCGGGCTCGCCGCCACCGAAGGCGAGCGAGCCGCCGACGAAGAGCGGGTAGGGCCAGACCCCCGGCGAGGCGTAGGGCAGGATCAGGCCCAGGTACGCCGACCCGTAGGTCGAGCCGCATTTCGCCTCGATCACGCACCGCCGGCCGTTGCGCACAAACCAGTAGCCGATCGAGCCATTCGAGAGCGGCAGGATCGGGCCGTAGCGCGTGCCGCCGGCGCCGGGATCGATGATTGACCCGGGCTGATTGATCCAGCCCGCCGAAGCATCGTAGGCCGTATAGCCCTGCAGGCGCGCGTTGTACCAGCCCGTGCCCGCGTTCTGAAACGGATGCGCACCGACGATGATCTGCGAGACCCCGTCATTGCCCGGTGCCTGCCAGATATACGGTGCGACCTTGAAGACGCGACGCTCGTCCACGCCCCACGCCGATTCATTGCGGAAGCTCGCCGCCGGCACCCAGCTCGTGCCATTGAAATACTCGACGCGGAAGTCGCGGGGCATCGCCGAGCTGCCGGCAAGGGTCGCCGAGGAGAGCTTGAGCGCGACCTCTTTGATCGTCACGGCGCTACCGAAGGCGTACTCGACCCAGCCCGCGGCCGACGTGAGCTGCACGCGGGTCGTGTTGTTCGCGTCGAAGGCGTTGGCCGCGGTGCCCGAGCTCGCGCTCGCGGTGCCGCCGCTCGTGATCGTCGAGCCGCCGTAGGCGCTCATCATTTCGATCTCGCCGATCTCGCAATTCGCGCCCGCCGTCGCTTCGATCAGGATGCGCCAGCGCGTCGCCGTCGCGGTGACCGGGCCGCGGAGCTGGGTCCACTTCGGTGCCGTCGCGAGCTGGAAGGCGTCGCCGGCGACGAAGGCGGTGCCGCCGGCCGCGATCGTGATCTCGAGCTTCGCATGCGTGAAGGGCGTCCCGACGGTGATCGTGCCGATCGAGCCCGAGATCGAGCCGACGGCCGAGAAATGGGTCGCATCGGTCGCGGTCAGCGTGAAGACCTCGGCCACCGACGAGGCGCCACCGTTGTAGAAGGTGAGCTTGCCCGTGCCCGTGCCGGCGAAGCTCACGCCGAAGGCGCTACCCTTCGCGGTCAGGAAGGTATTGAGCTTGTCGAGAAAATCCATGTAGTCGGTCGCGGTCCCGGTCTCGTAGCTCATTAGCCCCCCAGCGCGCGCCGCATGGCGCGCGGATTACGTGCGACGACCTGGATCAGCGCCCGTTGCCCAGCCGGCGAATGCAGCGCGCGCGCGACGAGGCCGTCTTCGAGCCCGACGGTGAAGCCGCCCCCGATCTTCACGCTCGAGGATGCCCCGCCGACCGGGCCGCCCATTGCGTAGCGCGGCGCGACCAGTCGCCGCGCGATCTCAACCGGGGGCACGCCCTGATTGAGCAGCGCGAGCACGGTGCGCGCGCCCGGCAGCGCGGCCGAGGCTGCCTTGACGACCCACTCCCCATTCGATGCCCAAATCGGCACCTCATCGCTCGTGCCCGTGCCGGGCCCGTGCACCGGGCCACCTTCGGCCAGGAAGCCGGCCTCGGCCGCACCGCCGGCGCCCTGCCCTGCGCCGCTGGCCGCCGCGGTCCCGCCGGCGAAGCCCAGGCCGATGAGCTGCAGGATCTTCGAGGCCACGATCTGCGCGAGGAGCCGGCGCAGGCCGGCGATGATCGCCTCGAGCGCGCCGAGCGCGGCCGCCTTGAGACTCTGGAACCCGTCGGCACCGCCGGCGAGCAGGCTCGTGAGCTCCTGCCCGAAGAGCTGCGCGGCATCGCCTCGGAAACTGCGCAGGAGCTTCTGCGAATCGCTGGCCGCGGTGCCCATGTTGCGCACGGCCTCGACCTGGCGCTCGGCGTTTGTGATCGCCGTTGGGTCGTGGGTCGCCTGCGCCGCCTCGAGCGCCGCGTTTGCGGCCGCCTGCAGCGCCGGCACGCGCGCCTGGTCGATCGCGAAGAGCGCGCGCTTCGCGTCGAGCTCGTCGATCGTGCCGGCCGCCAGGTCGTCCTGCACCTTCTGGCGCTCGAGATCGTGCTGCGCCGAGAGCCGGTCCAGCGACTCGCGGGCCGTCGCCGCGTTCTCCTGCGCCGTGAGCGCCGCGTCGAGCGCCGCGCCCTTGCGAATGATCTCGTCGGTCGAGGCGCCTTGCTGGCCCAGGAGAATCTGATACGCCCGGATCTCCTGCGCGATCGCGACCTGCCGCGCCGCATGGGTGTTGCCCTGCGCCGCGGCGATCTTCGCCTCGATCTCGGCCCGCGTGACGCCGAGCTTGCGCTCCTCGTCGTCGCGCGCCGCGTCAATCGTCGCGAGCTGCCCCTCGAGCGCGACCTGCGCGCGAGCCTTGTCGGCCTGCAGGCCCGAGATCGTCGCCGCCTTGCCCGGCGACGTCGGCGCCTTCTGCTCGGCCGCGATGCGCTTGTCGATCGCCGCCACCTCGGCCGCCGAGCTCGAGCGCGCGAGCGAGGCCCGCTTCGCGTAGTAATCGGTGACCGAGATCAGGCCTTCCTTAAAAAGCCGATCGTTGCTTTCCCCGAGGTTCTTATTCAGGGCTTGCTGCATCTTCAGCTCGTTCTCGGCGAGTTGCTTCTCGAGCGCGAGGCGCTGCTCGACCGCCTGCGCGGTCGCCCCCACCGTGCCGTCGCCGGTGCCCGGGGGCTTCACCGGGCCAATGAAGCCGCCGCTCGTGAGATCAGCGAATTGCGTCTTCGCGGTCTTCGCGAAGGTCTTCACGTCTTCGAGGAGCAGGGCACCGCCGGCCTTGAGCACGCGGCCCGCGCCCGCGAGATTGCCCTTCAGCACCGCGACCAGCGCCGCACCCAGGGGCAGCACGGTATCGACCGCAGCCTTCACCGTGAGCTGGAAGAGTCCGGTGAGGAGCTCGAGCAGGCCGGTGATTACCTTCACGACGACCCCGAAGACCTGCCCGACGAAGACCCAGCCGTCGACGATGTTGGTCGCGCCCTCGTCGCTCGACTTGTTCACCGCGTCGAGCGCGGGCGCGAGGCCAGCGAGCATCGCGATCGAGGCGTTTTGCGCCTGGATCTTCATTACCTCGAAGGAAGTGTCGACGCGCGCGGCCGCGGTGACGAGATCCTCGTCGAGCACGAGCCCGAGCGCGCGCATCTTCTTCTCGGCCTCGTCGAGACCGCCGGCCTCGGCGAGCCGATTGAAGAGCGCGACGACCGCGACGCCCTTCTTCCCGACCAGGTCGACCGCGATCGCGGTCTTCTGGAAGCCGTCCGGCAATCCTGCGATCTTGCGACCGATCAGGTCGAAGGCCTGCGCGGTGTCGAGCCCCTTGAGATCCTTCTGCGCAATCCCCAGCTTGCGAAATGCCGACTCGGCCCCCGGCACGCCATCCTGGAAATCGCGCAGCTTTTTCGAGAAGACCCCAAACGAGGCCTGCAGCTTTTCGATCGGGATGCCGCTCTCGATCGCGACGCCGGCGAGGGTCTGCAGCCGCGGGATCGAGGTGCCGGCGCCTTGCGACAGATCCTCGAGTTGCTTCGCCGCCTCGGCCCCGCTCTTCGCGAATGCGACGAAGCCGGCGACCGAGATCCCCGCGGCGAGTCCGGTGAAGAGATCGCCCGTCGCGCCCAGGATGCCGTTGAGTCCCGAGAATTCGGTCTTCGAGCTCTTCGCGGCGCTCTCAGATTCGGTGCGGATCTTGCGCAGCGCCGCGACGACCTCGGCGACGCCTTCCGCGGAGAGCTTGACCCGGACGTCAGCCGCCACGCCGCATCTCCTTCCTCACCGCCTTGAGCTGCTCGGGCACTTGCAGCCCCTTGCCGCCGGCGAACTGCCGTACCGCATGCTCGAGCGCCGCATAGCGGTAGCTGATCTCGAGCTCCTCGTGAATGCGCTCGCGCCAGGCGCGCAGCGCATCGTCGAGCGGCCACGCCAGGATGCGACCGAATTGATCGGGATCGTGATCGGCGAGACCGCGCACCAGCTCATCCCATTCCCCGAAGCGCGCCTCGGGCAGTTGCGTCTTTTCTCGCTCGGCCCCTCGCCCGCCCCGGCGCTCGCCGGCGGGCTTCAGGATGCTGCGGTACGCACCAAGGATCCGAGCCCGCTCTCTAAGAAAGGGATCAGCACCGAGAGGATCGCGGTCTGCACGACCGCCTTATCGGCGGGCTCGGTGAGGCCCTTCAAAAAGCGCGCGGTCTCGGCGCCGAGCTCGGCCGTCCACTCGCGATCGCTGACGTCTTCGGGAATGAAAAGACCCCCGAGAATGTCGAGCACGTGCGAGCTCGCGGCGAGGTGCGACATGAGGCGCAGCGCATACTGCTCCGCGGTCTCGGTCTCGAGCATGGGCACGTCGTCGAGGTTCGCGGCGCGAATAAAGCCCATGACATACAGATCCCGCTCGAGGGTCGACTGCCCCCCCGAGCGGAATTTGCGCCCCCCGATCGTCGTCGTGCCGGTCTGCATGACCTAGGCGCGCTGGATCAGGCGACCGAGCGGGCTCGACGGATGATTCGCCGAGTCGTCCAGGATCTTCGCCTTGAGCTGGAAGGTGCCGTAGTCGTCGGAAATGAAGCCCGACAGGTCGCCCTCCGGGTTGATCTGCACCGACCACAGCTCGAGCTCATGGCTCGGGCCGGCCGACGGGTCGGGAATGAAGCGCATGAAGCCCTTGATCGTCGAGCTCGTGCCGATGTCGATCGCGTTGAGCGCCGCCGTCGTGAGCATCGCGGCCGCGGTGTAGTCGACCGTGATCGCGTCGCCGGTGACCATCGCGCCGGTCGTGAGCGGCTTGACGCGGCCGGTGTCGGTGTCGAGCACGTAATCCGTGCCCAGCACATAGGTCGTCGCGCCCTTCTTCACCGTGACGGCCGAGATCTTGCGCTTCGCGAGCTTGAACCACGTCCCGAGCACGGGCACCTTGGCGGCCTCGGCGGTGATCGTCGCCGACGCCTGCGAGTAGGTGTCCTGATCGCCCATGAGCGCGAGGCCCATGTTTTTGTAGGTATACTCGTCGGCGGTGATCGTGAGCGTCGCGGTGCGGCGCTTGAGCGCCTGGGCCGCGAGCGGCGCCGAATGCGTCACCGACGAGTATTTCTCGACGAGCTCGTCGGCGATGTTGACCGCGAGCGCCTCGACGTTGCCGAGGAAACGCTCGCCCGTGCTCAGGCCGCTCGAATCGTAGCGGTCGAAGTAGAGCTCACCCTTCCCGAGAAGCATGTTTGCGCCGACTGCCGCCTCGTTAGACACGATTCCTCCTGGTCCGAGACCACCGCCCCCACCGCCGCCCCCGCCGCCATCGTCGATGACCGGCACGGAGTCTTACGCCCTTTGCGTTGCGTCGGCGACCTTCGTTTGATAGCTGATCGCGCAAAGCACGGGCACGAGGATGTAGCTCGTATCCCGCACCGCGAGATCCCATCGGATGACCGCCTCGTCGACCTGGTGAGCGAGGCCGCCGAGATTCGTGCCGCCGAGTTTGGCGGTGAGGTACTCGAGCACCGGGTCGGCAAGCTGCTCGGCTTCTTCGCTGCCGTTGCCCGAGGCTCGCACCGCGAAGCGCACAACGAGCTTGCGATGCGTCAGCGGGCCAGACCGCCCGCCGGCGCGCGCGCAGCTCTCGGTGAAGGGCCGGTAGGCGATCGCGACCTCGCCGAGACCGCCCTCATACGGATCGACCGGCGAACGCTCGGCGGCCGGAATGCCGCTGGGGCGACCCGTGTTAAGAGCCGTCCCGATTGCGTCGAGGATCTGATCCCGGATCGTACTCAATTGCGCACCTCGATCACCGTCACCAGGCCGTCATCGATGAGCTGGAAGCTCGAGACCTTGTAAGCCACGCCGTCGACCGTGATCGCGGTGCCGCGGTGAAGGTTTGCGACGGTGCCACTCATTACGTGCACCGTGATCCTGCGGCCCATTTGCGAGGTGACGACGGCGCGCCTGCCGACCGGCGAGGTGACGCTACCCTCGTCGGCGAGGATCTCCTCGTCGACCTTGTCGACGATGCCCAGGGTCGGGGCGCCGGTCGTGACGACCGGCACCCCCATGTCGGCGAGCAGCGCGGGAAGATCGGCCGCGCCGAAAGCCATCGTCCTAGCCGGTCTGCTTCTTGAAGCCGCCGATCGTCACGCCCGTGAGGAAGCTCGGGGTCGTGCCGGCGATCGTGCCGACGTAGCGCACGTACCGCTTGACCTCGCCCGTCGCGATCAGAATCGTATCGGTGCCCGTCGCGGTGCGCTGCGCCGCCGTGGCACCCGCGACGTCGGCCCAGCCGGTCGAGTTGTCGGCCGAGTCCTGGATCTTCGAGTCGAGCGTCGGGGTCGTGCCCGAGACGGCACCGACGTCGATCACGACGACCGCGGTGCCCTCATAGGCGAGCATGTCGACGCCCGAGCTCGTGATCGTCGACGTCGCAGCGGCCGGCGCGACGATGCGCTGCCAGACCGTGTTGACCAGCGACCGAAGGAATGCGGTCATTTCATTGCTCTCCTGCGCCCCAGGGGCGCGGCTCGCGGTCGATCCCAGGTGCCGGATCGCGGATTACGCCGCCCGGCGTGCCAATCTCGGGGTGCTGCGGGTCGGGCGGCCGTCGTGCGGGCGGCCGCCCCCCGTCGTCGACTGCGGGGCCGTCAGGCCCCGACGTCGGCTTGCGCATCGCGGGCGCGCTGCGCGACCGCTTCGGCGTTCTCGCGGCTCTCGATCGAGACCCGCTCGGCTTCGCGCGTGGCATCGGCGCGCGCCGCGGCTTCCTTGTTCGCGTTGAACTTCTTCGCCTCGCTGCCCGTGGCCTCGCGGATCTGACCGATCCGCAGCTTGTTCGCCGCGCCCTTGACCTCGAGCTGCACGAGATCGCCGGGGTAGACGTCCAGGCCCTCGCTGCAATGCGCCTCGAGCACCGTGAAGATCTTCTTTTGCGACTGCATTGCCATGACTCCAACTCCTGCGCCCGCCTTCCTGGCGGTGAAGGCCGGCCGGCGGGCCGGGGGTTGTGGCTCTCGCTCGAGCTCGACTTAGCTCGGCTTCGCGCCCGTGCCCTTCACGAAGCTCTCGCCGTGGCGAAGCATCGTGTCGGCCATCTGGAAGGTCGTGATCTCGATCATGCCGGTCTTCTTCAGCGCGTAGGGATCGACGATCGCTTCCATCGCGCCCCACATTCCGACGACCTCGTCGTCGAAGTTGCCGAAGATGATCCCGTGCTCGTCGGCACCGCCGCCGAGCACCTTCGAGATCTGCGCCGAGGAGAGCGCGCGGTAACCCGCGACCGTGCCCTCGTCGATCGGCCCATCCCACACGAAGCCCGCCGCGGCACCCGAGATCACCGGGGTCCGCTTCATGGCCGCCGCGAGGAGAGGAGTCGTCACCCAGCACGGGCGACCGCGCAGCGCGTTCTTGTCACCGAGCAGCCCGGTGACGTCGACCACGTTCGTGTAGGTCGGGGTGCCGGAGTACGCCTTGATCTGCACCGCGTCGGCCAGGTAGATGCCGACGGGCTCGCCGCCGGCGCCGAGGCCGTGGAAGACGGCGCGGTCGATCGCGAGCGCGTGCACCTGCGCGAGATCGTCCCGCACCCAATTCTCGACGTCGATCGACGACAGCATGAGGAACTGCCGCGAATACGGCACGTTCGCCTGCAGCGTCTTCGGCATGAGGTGGGTGAGGCCGGTCGCGGGATTGGAGCTCGCGACGTTGGCGGCCGGATTCTCGCCGACCCAGTAGGCGGTCGACGCGCCGGTCACCTTGAGGAACGGGATCGGCGCGGTCAGCCCGGTCAGCACACGCACGCCCGCGCGCGCCGCGACCGACTGATTGCGCAGGAGCTCGATCACCTCGCTCGAGGGCTGATCGAAGACCGCCTCGGCGCCCGCCGCCGCGGTCTTCGTGTCGAGCGCGCGCTGCCGAGCCCGCGCCTCGCCGGCGCCGGTCTCGAGCAGCCGCATCGGCATGAGCAGGCCGCCGCGGTACTGGTAGCCGCCCGGCACCTTGCGCACGAGCTCCTGGTGAAACTCGGCCTCGACGCCGTCGAACTCGCCCTCGTCGGCCGCGTTGGCCGCCCAGGCGCGCAGGGCCCGCGCGTAGCTGTACCGCTTCGCATCCTTCTCGGACGCGGCGACGAGCAGCTCGCTCGCGGGCTGCGAGATCGGGGTCGTGCGCTGCAGCTTCAGGATCTCGGACGAGACCTGCTCGACCGAGAGACCCTTCTCGATCCAGTCGGCCGCGCGGTCGGCGACCTTGTGCTCGCTCGCGAGGCGCAGCACAGCCGCCGCACGCTTGCTGTGATCGATGCCGACCTCGAGGGTCGCCGTCGCCGCGGCCGCCGGCGCAGGGGCCGAGCCGCCGGCGCTACGATCGCCCGCCGCGGCCGGGGCCGCCGCGCATGCACCTTGGTGCTGGATGCCACACTTCGCGCAGGGATCCACGCTCCGAACCTCCTCGGCGGTCTGACCGCCTTCGATTTCGACCTCGAGCGCATCGCCCTCGGTCTGTGAACGCCCGGGTCCGACCGTGAAGTCGGCCGGATCGGGCTCGAACGCTACGTGAATCGGCGCCCACCGCATGACGCGGTAGACGTCGGGATTGCCGTCCTTTGCCGCCTGCTCGAGCTTGGCGCGCATCGGGTTGTAGCGGATCGACACGAAGCGCCGGATCCGAGGCACCGCGTTGACGTCGCGCTCGATCTCCTGGGCGCGATCGTTCCGGGAGAAGACGACGTCGAAGGCCAGCTTGCGCTGATCGGTCAAGCCGGGATTGGTCGCGATCCCGACCACGTCGCCGAAATGCGTATCGCGCACCGAGAGACCTTGCTTCGCGCGCGCCAGGTCGACCGCTTGCTGGCCGTGGTCGAGGATCTCGGTGCCGAAGTAGCGCGCGACCGGCGCCTCGCTCGAGACCGTCATGCGGTAGACCGCAGGCGCGTCGGCGGGTGCGTCGGCCGCACGATCGAGGAGCACGAAATCCTCGAGCTCGGCGTAGCGCATGGTCGGCAGCTTCAGCTTTTTGAGCATTCGGTCGCCCTCCGTGACGCGCGCACTATTGCCCGCGTCGCGCACGATCGTCGATTACAGAATCCCGATAAAACGATCGCGCCCCAGGGTGCGGGCCCTGGGGCGCGTCGCCTCGCTTCGTCTTCGCGCTTCTGCGCCGCTCAATCCACGCCCGCCCCCTTTCGTGAAGAGTCCCACCTCGCAAGGGTGAGAGAGCGCCCCGGTCCCACGCCGGCGAGACTGCGGTGCGGGTGCGCTCTCACGATCATGCCGCCTTGACCTCGACCGCCGAGATCGCCCATGCCTTCGAGAGCGAAATCGTGAAGGTTGGGGTCTGCGTTCCAGCGGGAGTCGTGTTGTCGTAGCACAAGGTTCCGCGCGTGCGGAAGGCGGTAGACCCGCCGACCTGCGCATTTCCGATTGACGTCAGATTGCCCTGCGGCACCGAGTTGGTATTGTTCGATGTGCAGTTGACGCCCAGCGAACAAACGAGCGCATTTCCAGCCCCGATCGCAATCGATACGCTCGCCGAGGTGCCCGTGCTCGAGCCGAGCACCGGGGTGCCGAAGGGGGCCGCTTGCTTCACCCCATCCCAGCTCGAGCTGCCCGCCACGATATTGAGCGCGCCGGTGCAGGTCACGACGACATTGGCGGTCCCCGCCGGCGGGTTGAGCAGATACCAGCGTTCCGTGATAATCGAGCCGTTGACCTTCTGACTTCCGGCGAGCTGGGTCATTGCCTGGCCCGCGTAGGTGATCCCCGAGACGTTGTTGCTGCTCGCGTTGGGGTCGAGGTAGGAGACGGCGACCTCGATCATTCCGTAGCCCGACGTCACGCCCACGATATGCGAGAAGGTGACCGAGCTCACGCTCGTGCCCGAGCCGGTGCCCGCGCCGTCGAAGGCCAGCGCCGGCGGGGGTGCCGAGGCCGACGGGTTGCGCTGGCCGGTGAGCGACAGGCCGATGCCGAAGGAATGGCGCATGCTACTCGACCGCGACGATCCCGGTCGCCGTGGTGCCGGTCGAGTAGATCCGCGAGACCCGCAGCGGGTGCAGCACGCCGGCGGCCAGCGCGGTGAAGGTCACGGTCGTGCGCGTCGCCGTGCCGCCCGGGTTGGCCTCGTACAGATCGACCTTGAGATCGCCGGCGCCGCCGACGTAGATCCCGCGGCTCACGTTGACGAGATCATCGGTGTCGCTCTTCGTGATCGTGACGCCCTTGCCGATCGGCCAGACCATGTCGGGCAGGCCGCCGAAAATGCCGTTGAATCGATCGACTGCGACGACTGCCATCGCTGGCCTCGCTTTCGGGTAAGGGGTTGCTCGACGCGCGCAGATTGCACGAGCTCGCGCTCGATCTCCCATTACAGAAATAATCCAATCGGCGACGCGCGAGCTCGTCGACTAGCATGCGCCGCATGAACCAGCTCACCGAGATCCTCGACGCCTTCTCGGCCGGCAGCACGGTCGAGTACCTGAAGACCGTCCCCGACTGCCCTGCCGGTCCCTGGTCGCTGAAGGTGATCCTCGCGGGGCCGAGCACGCTCACGGTCAACGCAACGGCACAGAATTCGAGCTTCCTCGTGACGTTCACCGCGGCCGCCACGGCAGGGTTGTGCGCCGGGGTCTACCAGTACGTCGAGCGCGTGACCGACGGCACGATCGTTAAAGACGTCGAGCGCGGCATCGTCACGGTCACGCCGAATCTCGAGACCGCCGGCGACGGCGACCTGCAGAGCTGGGATGAGAAGACGCTCGCGGTCATCGAGGCGAAGCTGCAGGGCCGCCTCGGCGCCGGGATCGACGAGTACGTGATCGGCTCGCGCCAGGTGAAATACATTCCATCGCTCGAGCTAATGAAGCTGCGCGACAAGCTCGTTGCGCGGATTGAAGCGAAGAAGACCCCCGGGCAGGCTGGCCGGTCGGTCGAGGTGCGCTTCCGACCCACGACCGCTACCCCCACGAGGTTTGACCGATGAATCTCTTCCGACGCATCGCTGCGGCCACCGGCGCCGCCGTTGGCATGTTCCGCGCCACGGCGAAGGCCGCGGCGAGCTCGTTGCGTGACTTCAAGGGCGAGGAGATCTCACGCCTCACGATGGATTGGGTTACCAACGTCCTGAAGGCCGACCGCGAGATCCGGCGCAGCGCGCGGCGCCTGCGCGGGCGCGCGCGCGACCTACGGCGCAACGTCGACCTGGTCGACCATTTCGCCGAGCTCATCGCGGAAAACGTGATCGGGCCGGAAGGGATCAAGCTGCGCTCGAAGGTGCGCCTCGCCGGCGTGCCCGTGACCGTGGGGCCGGGCTCACGCGCGCCGCTGAATCGCCCGCTCAACGCGGCGATCGAGGCCGCGTGGAATTGCTGGGCGAGTTGCCCGGTCACGGTCGACGGCCGCATGAATCTCGTCGAGCTGCAGCGTCTCCTGGTCGAGACCGTCGCGATCGACGGCGAGGTTTTTGTGCGCCGCTACGTCGGCTTCGACAACGATTTCGGCTTCGCGCTGCAGGTGATCGACGCCGACCAGGTCGACGAGTATCTCAACGTCGGGCCGGGCAAGGGTCAGAATGAAATCCGCATGGGGATCGAGGTTGACCTGCTCGGCAAGCCGCTCGCCTATCACGTTTGGGTCGGCACGACCCCCTTCGACGAGGGTTATGCGCAGCGCCAGCGGATCCCCGCCGAGGAGATCTATCACCTCATGCGGCCGAAGCGCCCGAATCAGACCCGCGCCGTCACCTGGCTCGCGCCGGTCATGTTCGGGCTGCGCATGCTGCAGGGGTATATCGAGGCCGAGCTCGTCGCGGCGCGCACGGCCGCGGCGAAGATGGGCTTCTTCGAGTCGCAACCGGGCACCGAGGGCGAGAGCCTGGGCGCGGCCTCGACCGACGAAGACGGCAAGCCGCTGCCGCTCGAGCTCGACGCGGCACCGGGCACCTTCACCGACCTGCCCTTCGGGAAGACCCTGAAGTCGTGGGATCCCCAGCACCCGAATACCGCCTTCGACGGCTTCGTGCGCGCGATCCTGCGCATGATCGCGAGCGGCCTCGGGGTCAGCTATCACTCGCTCACCGGAGATCTGACCCAGGTCAACTACTCGAGCATCCGGGCCGGGCTGCTCGCCGAGCACGATCACTACCGTCGCCTGCAACATTGGTGGGTCGGCATCTTCCTCGAGCGCGTCTACGCCGATTGGATGAGCACGGCGCTGCTCGCGGGCAAGATCCCGTCGGCCTCGAGGCTGCCGGATGAGTACCTCGAGCACAAATGGACCCCGCGGGGCTGGCCCTGGGTCGATCCGCTCAACGACGTGCAATCGAGCGCGCTCGCGATCGGGCACGGGCTCGGCTCGCGGGCGAATGCGCTCGCCGAGCAGGGTCTCGACCTCGAGGAGATCTTCGAGGAGCTCGCCCAGGAGAAGGCGCTCGCGTCTGAGTACGGGATCGAGCTCGCGCCCCCGCCGGGTCAGGTCACGCCCCGGCAGCCTGGCCCCGGCGAGCAGCCGGCCGCCGGCGACGCCGCGGGCACCGGGAACGGGAACGGGAACGGGAACGGGCGCGGTCACCCCCCGAATCGACTCCCCGCAGGCGTCTAATCCCGCCGCAGCACGAAGCCCCCGGTCGATCCCTCGACCGGGGGCTCTTCGTTGCCTTCCGTGGCGCCTCGAGCCCCCCCAGGCTCGAGCTCCTACTCTCTCTCGAAGAGGCCGGTGCGCAGCATGCGCCAGGCGTGACGCACCCGGTTGAGCGGGCGCTGCACCCGCCGCGGGCGCGGCTCGAGCGGCCGCGCCGGCGGGTCGGCGACATCGAAGATCGGCGACCAGCTCGGCGTGAGCGCGCCTCGCGGAATGATCGAGAAGTCGGGGCTCGCGATCAATAGCCAGAAGCGCCGGCGCTCCTCGTGATACCCGGCACCGACGATCTTCAGATCGCGCGGCACCGGCGGCCGAATCTGCGTGCCGGTCTGGCCGTATTGGAGGATCACCTCGATCAGCTCGGCCGATACCTCGAGGAAACGCAAGCCCCCGCCGTCCCAGGGGGTCGGCTTCGTTGTTTCGATCGCCTCGAGGCGCGCCCGGTCGTCGTATTGCTCGATCCAGCGACGCACGGCGGGCGTGTCGAGCTCAGCCGCCGTCGGCGCGCGGTCAGGCATCCGGTCACCGACCAGGTGCTCATCGCGGCGCATATCGGTCTCGAGCCGCTCGAGCCGTTTCCGCTGCTCGGGGGTCAGCTCGCGAGCGATCCGCGCCGAATCCTCGGGGCCAAGGTGCGGCAAGTCGCCGCTCACCGCAGCCACCAGAAGAGATCGATGTACGGGAAGCGATCGGGGCCGGCCTTCCGCACCGGGTCGATCGCCGCGGGCCCAGGATCCCAGCCGTCGTAGGTCTCGAGCTCAAGCGCCAGTAGGTGAAACATCGGATCCACCTTTCCCCGCGACGGTGTCGCGGATCGATTGCTCGAGGAGCTTCGCATGCGCGCGGTGCGCCTCGAGCTCGGCGAGCAGGGAAGCGGCCGAGCGGGGCAGCCCGTGCCGACTGTGAAAGACTCGAAGCGCCTGCAGGAGCTCAAAGGCTTTCACGACCTGGGGCGCTGGTCCCTGGGTGCGCCGGATCTCCCACGCCGCGCGCGGGTAGCCCGACGTCCCAAGCATCGGCGCCAGCGTCGGGGCGCCGGTGAAGATGATCGAGAAGGTCGCGCGCTCGCGGTCGTATTCGGGCATGAGAAGCATGTCTTGCGGGATCGGCTCGATCAGCGAGCCGTGCCGGGTGCAGCCGGTGCCGAAACAAGCGGGGCAGCTCGGCGCGTTGTAGCCGACGCCAAAGACGACCCAGCAATACCCGCAGCCGGCGCAGCCGTGGCCCTCGCGAGCGTCGTGCTCTCTTCGGCTCATCATGGGGTCACCTCGAAGCCCGTGCGCATTCGGCCGAGCGTGTAGAAGGTTTGCAAGGTCTCGGCCGCCGCGCCCTTGTGCACGATCGCAACCGACTTCACGAAGGCGACGTCGACGTTCCCGACCCGGGCCCAGCGCGCGGTCGCGTAGCCGGCGGCCCACGTCCAGACCGAGTCGGGCAGATCCCCGAAGTAGCCCATGACCGGCAGCGTGATCGAGTCGCCCGGTGCCATCGCGCCGAGCCATGAGCCCTCGAAGGCGGCCCGTGGCGAGCCCGCCCACGTCGTTTGCGAAACCCCCTGCGACGTTGGGATCGGGTAGTAGTAGGTCGAGAGCACCGCGGCGACCAGGTTTGCCTGCCGGCCGGGCGCATCCCACAGTCGCAGGATCGGGCCGGCCGTCGAGTCGGTGCTCACCCCGTCGATCTGACCGAAGGCGTCGTAGGTCACCCGGTGCAGCTCGACGTAGCCTGGCGCCGCCGGCGTCGTCGGGCGGTCGAAGGCGCCGCCGCCGCAGCCGTGAAGCATGAGCACGATCACGGCGATCGCGATCGGAAACTCGAGCACCTCGAGCACGACGATGCCGAGCAGCCCGGCGGTCAGGAGCAGCTTGCGGCCCCGCCTCGCGCCCTTTGACGTGCTCATCCCTGGCCCCCTTCCGCACGCGCTTGCGACCCGCGCGCCTCGAATTCTCGGTCGGCGGCCTCGTCGAGCTTCCGCCGGTGCTCGAGCGCGAGCCCGATCAGCGGGTGCGACCGATCGCTCAAGCTGCAGACCTCGCAGACCGTGAGCTTCGTCGCTTCCATCATGGGGCGCGCAAATTCGCGATCAGGCGAGAAGACACTTGCGACCGCCGGGCTGCCGACAATATCGGTCAGCGCGAAGAGCCGGCGTAGCGCATCTAGGTCGACCCCGAATCGCTCGACCGTGACGACGTAGAAGAGCGGCAGGCCCGATGCTTCGATCACTCCCCGGTTGCAGATCGAGCACCTGGCGTGCAGGCGCAGCTCAGTCTCATTCACGATCTTCCCCCATTGCGCGTCGGCAAAAGCCGCGGCGCCACCAGTCGAAGCCCGACGTCCCGAAGGCCCACGGGTTGCTATAGATCGAGCGTCCTCGATCTCGAGCTGCCGCACCGTCGGCCATGATTGTTTGCTCTACCTCGCGCTCGATCTGCATCCGCTGCAGCGCGGCCTCGAGCTCGGCCGCGAGATAAGCCTCGTGCAGTTTCGGCGGCCCGCCGGCGCTCATGTTGGAAAGGCCTCATGCCGCTGCCCGTCGAGCAGGTTGCCGGCCGCGCGCTTGCCGATACGCACGTACTCGGCACCGTCGAGCATCTTGCGCTCGCCCGCCCAATTCGGCAGCGGGCCGTGCCCCTTCTGCAGCGCCTCGAGCGGAATCCATTCGCCCCATTGCTTGAAGAAGAAGGGGATCCCTGCGACGACGCAGTCGCCCCGCAGCTCGCGCGCCCAATCGATCCGCATCGGCCGCGCGCCGGGCCCGCTCTCCCCGCCGGCGATCACCCAATGCAGGGGCTCACCCTCGAAGACGTCGACCGGCAGGTCGGTGAGATCGATCGGCCCGAGCAGCGGCTCGCAGGAAAGGAAGCGGCGCGCCGCCGGCGTCGCGATCAGATGCGGGAGGCGCCCGCGCGC